CCAGTTTTCTACCAGACTTTCATTAATCCCCCTAATCTGCCCGTTGTAGACATACCCAGACAACAAGGCTGCCATCTCTGCTCTGATATTGAAACAGTGATCCTTGGCCCTCTTCTCTGTGGAATGGTCAATCAACTCCTCAGTGGCCGCTGATTGAAACTTCATGGGAGTGCTCCTCACGCCTTGACGAACAAGAGCCTCACTCAGTCCTGTGGAAGCAGTCTCATCAAGAATTAAGCTCCCCGATTCTATGCGCCTCCTATCCATCTCCAAAGAAATGAGCTTCGCTGTGTCCTCATAATAGGTAGCAGCACTGACCTTAGGGAACGATATCGCCTGATAGAACCACAACAACCACCTCATTGTCCTAGCCTCAACGACAAGCTTGCAGTGAAGTAGCAATGATCTGTCAATGCTAGCCGGAGCCGAATCAAACGCGCCGAAGTTTATGACGGGGTAGACCCTGTCGACATCAGGGAACTTGTCCGCGCCTGATTCTATAATGATAGAAGGCATCAGAATAGTATCTGACTCCAACTCAGTTACGAAGGTTCCCTTCCAGAAGCGCTGATAGCCTGGCGACTTTCGAGAGGCTGGAGTCCTGTAGACCTTATCCCTCTTTGCAATGGTTGGCAGAAACCAATACTTCTCCGGGTCATCAATCCCGGGGCTGTAATCATTATTGAAGCGAACAACCCTAACCAACCTCCCCTTCCTGTCTCTAGCAAGCCATCCACAGGAGTCATCCTGCATGACCTCCCATCCACCGATAGGAGTCATCGTTGCACCGAGAGGATCATCCTTCCTAGCAAGGTTCCCGGAAACGATTATCTTAGCAATGCGAGGATGGAGGGTGACGTTATCAGCAGCGTCCAAGGCGGCGGTGCTACAAGCTTGGAACTCATCCATCTCGATCGCGATGAAGTGAGGGTTGTGAGCTCCAGTGATCGCGTCGATCTTTGACATCTTGCGCTCTTCGCTTACTCCACCGAGGAGAACCCCCTTCATTATACCCTTGTCATCGTGGCTGAAGTTGCGCGGCTTGTTGTCTTGGGTCTTCCCTGGTAAATCCGGGCGCTTAAGCTGGATGCTTTGGCGAACATCAGCCTTCCCTGTGTAAGTCCCAACATCCTGAGTCGCTCGATGGAGGTTTGTCAGGTGGGAGAAGAAGGCTGTTTTGAGTTTGTTCTCGTCGACACTAGCAAAGATGACCCTGGCGCTGTCACCATTAATCCCCATGTAGTATTCCCAGCACATGAGAGACCAGGCAGCCATAGACTGGCTCTTGCCGCACCCACCAGATCCAGCGATAGCAATGATGTCGTAATGAGTAAAGGCGTGGATGACATGCTCAGCCCATGGGTTCCTGATGAATGCGCCAGAACGCCTACCATTAGGATGGGTTATCGTTGGCCACCGCAGTTCTGCTGCCATCCACCAGAATTCCTCCTGAGGCATCCAGTGGACATCTGGATAATCCTCATAGAACAAGTAACACCGCATGAGTATATCATACTGAGTGCCGTAAGGGAACTGAGTCTCAAACCCGCTCCTCTCGATCATGGCGGCTGCCTCGATCTCATTAACGAGAGCGCTCGAACCGAAGCAGTATATACCTCCGGCCTTTATGGATCTCTCATACTTTTCCTTCCACCCCTCGGGAGCTTTGCTCTCGTCAGGCGTCGATGGACTCCACTGCGTTAGTGGGCCAGGGTTCTCTGGGGTTAAAAGATCCTGAATCAAAGAATAGGAATAGTAGAAGCAGGAGGCATACTTACGCCCTCTCTCTGCATGTAGTTGGGGAGAACAAATCCAGCCACACCTCTAAGCTTACCATTTACTACAGGGAGCTTAATGAATGTTCCGAGGACATTCTCGTTACCAATCTTAACCTGCTCAGTGAAGACATCTTCTCTCCCTGATGTCAGGACAGAATAATCGTTAGCGAAGAATTCTTGAGCAACATCTTCCGGCCAAATCTCGTAGTCAGTCCTCCCTTGATAAGCTCCGAGCGTTTTACCAAATGACTCGGTATACCTCTCATTCAGGTGAACCATCCTGAATTCCACATGCTCGGTAGGTAATCCTTTATCAATGACAACCTCTTGCTTAAGCCACGCCGGAAAAGGAAGCCCATCCAAGAAGTGGACCAGTCCGCCATTGAGCTTAACCAGTCCGGTTTTCAGCTCGTAGCGCAAGTCATCGTTATTAGTTTTGGCATCCCTGCTAATCTGAGAGACTTGAGCCTGAAGCTTTCGCGAGTCCAATATGAACTTCACTACTGCGGCTAGAAATCCTAACAGCGTCGTCATCAAGACGACGAAGCTGATAGTCAACTGTAGATCCTTAGCAGACATAAAGGTCTATTATGAAGGTCTAATCTTCAGCGAAAGCGAGTCTAGCAACCCTTCTACTGGCGCTGGCTCTGGATCAGATGGGGTCACCTCATCGATAACTTCTCCTTCTGACTCCCCCTCTGACTCTCCCTCTGACTCTCCCTCTGACTCCCCCTCTAACTCTCCCTCTGACTCTGGTTCTGGCTCTCCCTCTGGCTCTCCCTCTGGCTCTGGTGGGGCGGCTTGCTCTTCGCTGAATTTCCTTAAATCTGGAATAGCCTCAAAAACGGCCTGCATCGCCTTCGCGATTTTTTCGGAGTAGGCCGCAGCTTTCCACAAATTAACTTCGAGAACCTCTTTCGTAGAGGATTCTGTGGATACCTCGCCCGTAAGCCGATTGTAAGGGAGGAGCTCAAGAAAGATCACACCATCTTCCGGTGCTGGATTATCCCCTGTCGGCGGAGTCTCAGCGGAAGCGACAAACCTGTAAATCCACAAGTAATCAAACACCTTGGCTTCAACAGCGGGGATGATTACAGGCTTTCCTGCAGGGATCGCTTGGGCAGTAGCGAATTGAATGGAGAATAACGCCAGGAGGGCGGTAAGAAAAAGCTTCATCTTAGTGGATTAGGTTGTTTGATTGTCCTGATTCGATTGATTCCTGTTGGAAATTAAACTTCTCCCATTCGCCAGTTGAATGGTCGATTTCGACATACCACTCAAGCCAGCGGGCTTTAGGTTGGAGGACTGCCTTGCCTGTTGCTGGTGTAGTGTAGTCGACTCCGAGAGTTTTCGCTGCGCCACGAATCTCGAAGAAGTCCAGCAGATCGTTAGGGTGAGGTGAGATGGTCGTTTCATTGCCTGACGCATCTTTAACCTTCATCTCACCGCTCACCGTATAAATACTCGCATGTGATGCTAACAACGGAGGTGCCGTAGTATTTGCCATTGTGATTGGCGCTACAAATTTAGTTGCAGTTAAATGACTATCATCTACTCCGGTAGTGTAGTCAGTATCCAGTTCTGTTTCTGTAGACCAGACGCCAACCCCGAGAGATTTTGAAAGCTGGGTTACGTCATACTGATGAGTCGTGAGTGCGGGGTTACTGTGCCGAAACCACAACTCTAACTCAGTAGAGCTGTTAGTAGTTACAGTCATTGACAGGGCTTTACCGCTAATAACATTGAAATAAGCGGTGTATCCGCCGTTGTACGCTTTACAAACGCTCAAAATCCCCGTTGAGATCACCGCCCCATTATTTGTAGCCGTGCGTCTTCCGCTCACTGTAATTAAGTAAGTTCCTCGGCTGCCATTACTGATGGCAGACTCAATCCACTCTGCCTTAATATAACTTTGAGTGCTGCCTGTATTTTCGTTTAAAATGGTTCCAATGGCTTCACTTTTAAAATCCCCGTTAACATCGAGCTTTGCTGTAGGAACAGTTGTTCCGATACCAACCTTCCCCGTCCTGTCCATTGTCATATGAACGGCATCAGTTGCAAGTTGGATTCCTCCCTGACTGCCTACTGTGGAATACCTGTTTCGGATTACTAGCGCATTATTTACTCCTCCAGTTAATGCTGAGTTGTCGTAATCTTTTGTATTATCAGGTGTCATGCCGATACTTGAAAAAACATCCCCACCGTCCTGAGTAAGTTTTATCGCAGCAGTGTCAGTCTCGGTCGCATTATCAGTATCCGCTTCGACAGTCAGCCAAGCAGTACCAGTATCAGCAATATGCAGATTAGTAGCTGGAGTTGACGTTCCAATTCCGACGTCTCCTCCGCCAAAGGCAAGAGCTACATCACCGGAATTGTAATAGTTGAGCCCAACAACCGAAGATCCATCATAAGAGTCCATAATCAAGTGACCACCATCAGCGTCCACTCCAGCCTTGATTGAAGACAGTCCTGAAGCTCTGCCTACAGAAATAGCAACCTTTCCTGATGCTGTAGCAACGTCAAGGTGCCCGTCTGGGGTTGTATCGCCAATTCCCACGTTACCCGTAGAGCGGTAGACATCCCCTGAGGCTTCTGTCCACAGATTGGTTTCAGATTCGAAATCAATCTCCTGGGCGACAACAAAAACTGGGAATAGCAATGCTATAACCAGTAGGAAATTAAGCAGTAATGATCTGAGCAGCATTGCTATATTATGGGCGAGTCTCTGAAACGTAAACACTCCCGCCGCTTATCGAGGTGATAGCAACGGGAGTATCGTGGAGGGCAGGGTAGGAAGAAGGAAGGATCCAGGAGGCTTTTCCTTCCAGCGGAATACCGTCAACTGTAGCGCTGACACCTTCAGGCAAGTAAACCAGGCAATGAGTGAAACCTGCAGCAATCGTGTAATCGCTGGACTTGGCTGCGGTAACCCTGGTCAGGTCGGCGCTAGGCGTGCCTCCTGTATTAAGATTCATCAGCGTTGCTAGAATCAACTGCTGGGTTAACTCTGGATCACCGGAGAGGGAACTCTGGAAGTTTTCCAGTTGCTCGATCTCGCTATCAGAGAGCTCAAGAGCACCCTTTACGCAGAGTAGTCGCTGTTCATTTGTTTGCGCCATACAGGGAGGAATCTAATTGCAACGTAATGCGTTGTCAAGCATTTTGTTCAGTAAAAATAAACCCCTCGTCAGCATCCCAGTTTCCACACCCCTCATCCGGCTTCATCGTGTCCTCGAATAACAAACAAAACCCGTCCCGAAAATGCCTGCAGGTAGAGCAGCAGATATCTACTTCAATGTCATCCTCCCAGGGCGAATCACTCGAAACTTTCAACGGTAACCTCCAGTAGCTTGTTCTTAAGAATCTTTCTCACGATGTTCTGTATGTTGTAGACGTGGCACGGTCTAAGGCATGGGGACCCTGGTTTGCTCCACAGGAGGATAGCAACCTTACCTTCGCTGCAATCTCCAACAGCACAGTTGCGCATCCAGTAGTTGAGTAGCGGATACCTCTTCTTTGAGAGGGTTGCTACTTCTGCCTGCAATTCCTTCCTGGTCACTTTCTAGTCAGCTCTCTCTCCATGGCCCGGACCCAGTCTCCCATAGAGTTCTTAACCGGGGTAATGACGGCATGAAGGAAGCGAGCTCCCGTTATTACGGAGACGATAAACACCGCTGCGAACCCCAGCCAGGTATACCACTCGTTAGATCCACCCGGATACAGGAGGTATGATACATATCCAGTTAACACGGACGCTATACTAAAGGCTATGTTGTCGAGGGCTTCGTAGAGAGTCTTAAAGAAGAGTAGTTTCATCGGTTTCAATGTTAATGTTAAGCTTAATTTTTTCAGCCACAGCCACAGCCACCTTATCCCTAAGGGCTTTCCCTGCCGCTCCCCAACTGCTACCGTTCACAGCCTCTACAGCTAATCTCTTAGCCTCCCTGGTTACGATAGACTCAAGATCGATACCGTTAATTTTCTTGACCACCTCATCCCTTACAGATCGATCCACCCAAGCCTGAATGTCTTGGCGTGTAATTCCAAGCTCACTTGTCATGTAGTTGCGGAACATCTTGTATTTAGCTCCGCTATCGCGTGATTGTTTTGATTCTGGCATGGGATCTTCTGGTTTTGTAAAAATACTATCAAGGAAGAACTTAAGTTGGATAAACAAACGCTTCATGTAGCATCCTTCCACTCATCTCCAGTCAAGACATCATCGTCGTAACCAGCCAACTGCAACTCCCCCGCTTCCTCAAGCTCAGCAAATCGAGTATGATCAAATCCAGGTTCGATACCGTGCACGTTTGGGAGGTTAGTAATCTCCTCTAGCAACACTGAAAGTTTATCCGGAGTTGTAGGATTGTTGAAGCTGACGCCGCAGCACACATCCCTGATGGTGTATACCTGCCCCTCTGATGGTAGGGCGTTGAAGTAATCCCTGATATCCATAGGGAATTTATCGTTAACGCAAACTACTTTCTGACCGCACTCAAACATCTACAGGCTTGTGTTGAAGGTTGACGTAACAGGACTCAATATCGTTGTCCTCACAGAACTTATCCAGCAGATTGTATGCGTCGACGTAAGCACCGACGATCTCCGCGCCTTTGGAAGTGATCACTCGGATAAATCCTAGCAATCTGCTCTTTGCTACAGGATTGACATGGTAGCTCTGCTTGTTGATGGGCTTTGTTGAGAATGTCAGCCAGTGATCACACCTCTCTTCTGGCATGTAGAAGTATTTAGACATCGCCTCCCCGCAGAGAACTACCGCAGCGCCGGACTCGGGGACGTAGACCAAATTAGGAGGAAGCCCTGGTTGTCCCGTAGAGCGCTCCTCTAGTTTTATTACAAACTTACTCATCCTCACCCCCCTCTTTGGCGATGAAGTTCATAACATCACCGATATCAACAAAGTAGTCATCCCACTCAGGCTCTACACCGTCACCGATAACCTCGAAGCAAGGGCAAACCTCGATAACCAGGATGCCGCCCGAGTCGTCGATGTAGTAATCGAGAACCATTTCATCATTGGTGGTATTCTCAACCTCCCACTGCTGGATGAATTTTCGAAGCCCCCGAAGAGTTTCTACTAGCAATTCTTCAGTGATCAAACCGCAACCTCCTTCCGCAAGGCAAAATCAGGCTGACCGCACAGGTAGTCCACGATCGACTGGAACTGAGCTTTTGAAAGCTTGTTGACATTCACCCCTCCAAGAAGTTTCGAAACGGCTCGCTTCAAGGCTTTACGAGGCAGGCTGATAGCAACCCCACTGGATGATTCTGCGTGCCTGGTAACTTGACGGCAATCTCCATCAAGATACCGCTTTACAACCCTGCTACGGAACAGCCTGCCATTAGCATCCCGATAGAATTCCGGTGGTGCTGATTTGTTTATGTTTTCTTCTTTCATGCGTTTGAGTGACGCAAGGCAATGTAATGCCTTGCATTATTGTTTGTCAAATGGAATTAGCGGAGGTTCTCTTGTTGGTATATATACTAACAAGATTGCACCCTGGATTTGAGCTTCATTCTTGATACCACGCACTTCGAATAGTAAGCGCGCGCCTTCTCCCACTGATCATAAGATAGGGGCTTACCCTGCTTTTTCTCAAGATCGGTGAGGAAGGCGTCTTCTGTGGTCATGCGTCTTTAAGGAAGGTTCGGAGTTTACTGACATTGCCTCTGATGGATTGTGGCAATCAACCGTTCGGCCATATAATTTCCGCTACGGCGTCCCAGTCCACGAACGGGCGTTCTTCGGCGGTTACTCCGTGCTTGAGCGGACACCCTAGAGCGGCATCGTCAATGTAAAGTTTAGCGTAGGCTTTCGGACTGTCGGTCCATTTATCCTGAGTTGGGTTGCGCTGAATGCCGTAGAGAGTTACCCCATGAGCCTCGAACCAGTTGACAGCGTCTTGTAGCTGCTTGCCGCTTCTCATCGTCCAGAGGATTAGTTTCCCGCCCTCTGCCACGATCCGTTTTAAGACTTCCTGTGCGCCGATGTTACGCCCGACCTTGGGGTATTCGTGGGTTACACAAGTGCCATCGAAATCCACCGCGACGATAAGACCTGACAAGGCACTGGAGGCTGACACCCCATCCACAGAATCTTCAGTCGTAGTCGCATCCTCTTCAGTCGTAGTCGTATCCATAATGTTTAGTAATGCGTTGTATTACGAATGTCAATCAAGAATCCTCATTTTATTGGCACTAAAGAAATCTCTGAGGCAGCGATCCCCGTCACACTCCATTCGAAAACCAAAGGAGGGACGATTAGCTCTGTCCATAGGGGTCTTCGTTCCTCCGTAGGTAGTCTCTTTAGCATCCATGATCCGGTCCATGGAGAAGTGCTTCGCAATCTCTTTGAGCTCAATCACGCCCTTGACTCGGATGTTGATAGAGTTTGAGCGGAATTCGAAGGTTTTCCACTGGATTGGCTCAAGAAGAAAATTGGTAGCAATAATGCTCTCCCACCTGCTAAAACCAAACGTTGAGGCGGTCTCTTCAGCCCAGGATGAAAGATCCCTCGCCTCTTCGGAGGTGAGGAATGGATCATCTGCTTCGATGAGCTTCAGAATAGATCGGAATGTTGTGAATTTCATAGTGTAGAATTTTGCTATTATCGTTCAGTTAATGGGTTTTGGTGCAGAGGATTGCTTGTTGCTTCCGTGAGATCGTAATGCGTAGTATCACTTTGTCAACTGCCTTTCTGCCTTCTTCCTCTCCTACTGGTAAGGGGAAGTAATGAACGTCGAACATGGATACTCTTATGGAGTGGTATTCACTTTCTACCCCTTCTCTTCCTCTTCTCTCTCTCTCTCTCTCGATTGTTGTTGACAATACATTGCTATGCATTACAATGTGGATGTTGGATACTTCCATTACTTCTCCTCTAAGCTTCCGTGAAAGACTTACCTGGTGGTATTTCTGTCAGGTTGAGGCTTCTCAAATAGCTAAAGTCAAGAGACTTAAGCAGAAATACCGTAATCAGGGGAAGTTATCATCATACCGAAAGAACAGGATTGAGACTGCCCAGCCCGAAGGTAGAGGGTTCAGGATCTATTCAAAAGCCTTGGAGAAGGTTGATCGTCGCTACTCAGAGACTATCAAAAAGTTGTTAAGCCTTGGTTATATTGAGGTTATGGATAATGGTAGTTACCTGCAGGGAGTGAAATGCAAGGCTTATGCAATGCTCAAGAGGGTGAGTGAGGCACCAACTGCTATTGGCAGGCGTCAAATCGGTATGATTCAAAAGGCAAAAGCTCTCCTCTCAGGTGAAATAAAGCCAGTAGCAAAGCCTGCCCTCAAGGATATGGGGTTGAGCGAGACAACTAAACCCCTACCCTGCGGTAGAGTGAATACCGCCCTCACCTTCATGGAAAAAGGCGAGAGGCAATCCGTAATGGATGAGCACTACTACAAGGAATTTGATGCAAGTGCCTGTAACTTAAAGGGTTTGGCCTTCCTTTCTAAAGATCCAGAGGAAAAAGAAAGGCTAATCAAGATAGCTTCTGCAGAAGACCCTTACATGGAGTTACTTAGAGAGATCGTTACCAAAGGTTCTGACTACGACCTTGAGAGACTCGATGAATCCGGCAAGGAATTCTGCAAAAAGAATCCACCTAAGCCTGGAGTTGAGCCTGCTCGCCACTACATCAAGCTAGTATTCAACAAAAGCCTGATGGACGGCTACGAACCAGCCTTCAAGCGAGTATTCGACAAGATATTTCCTCGAACCGCAGCTACAATCAACGCCTGGATCAAGCATCATGATGGATCAATGATCTATAAACTGATGACCAGGGCGGAATCAGCAGTCATGAACTGGTGCCAGAAGGTAATTAAGACCAAGTGCGGCCCACTGGTAGACAGAATCCACGATGCAATAGTAGTCAAAGAGTGCTATTGCGACACGATCGATGTTGATGATGTCCTAAAGGAAGGATTCGAGAGACTTTGGAGCGGTGAGTTGAAGGTGGCATGAAGCCGAGGGCGGAGCGAAGCGGAGCCCTTTTGCAGAGGTATCCCCGAAAGAGGAAGATGCACTCCAATGATCGAATCATCTCTACGATCTACCAGTTCATCGCCAAGGTGAAGCGCGGGAGTATGCTCAGAGGAGAGTTTGACAGCATGTTGAAGGATATGCGAGAGCTCACCCTTAAGCTACCCTGGAGTGTTAGCTCTAAACCCATCCTTCAACTAGACATCATCGAGAGGAAGGTTAAAGGAGGCATGATTGACCTCAGCTATGCAGGCAGAAGGATGACCGCTAACAGGTTCATCTCTCAGAAATGGGTGAGAGATTATGTGTTCAACAGGGATAGCTACACCTGCACCTTCTGCAAATCAGATGAGAGGTTGAGTGTTGATCATATTACATCGATCAAGCGTGGAGGAGACAACACCTTGAAGAATCTGCAGACGTTATGCGTGTCGTGTAACTCCAGGAAGGGCTGATTGATCTAAAAAGTGGGATAAAATGGTCTAAATCACACCAAAACAAGTCAAAACAGGTGCGTCAAAATGTCACGCTTGGAGGTAATTTTGCGGAGGGGGTTACGACAACTTGTCGTAGGGCTTGGTTCTATGGTAATTGTAAGGGGTTTTGTGATCTGAAAAATGGTATGCGTAGTCCTATACCTCAATATATATAGATCATGGGAGCTTAGGGCAAGTCGATTGCTATTGCAAGTTACTTGCGTTTAGAAAGAGATTCCTTACTCTTTTTCTCTCCCTGATACTCAACGACTTAGCTATCCTTATTACGTCTTTGGTGTCAAAAGCTGTTTTCTTGCATACTTAGCAGAGCAAGAATGCACCCAAAGTCATAAGTGTTTGGGGGTGAATGAGTTGCTACTAGAAACAGACCGAGTTGTCTGCTTTTTTGCAGACTAAAACGCTTAGGGTCTAGCATACACTAAGCCCGCCGATACCTGACATTTATGTCGCGCTTTCCAGTTTTCAGTTTTTACTGAAACTTCTGAAACTCCACCCTAACCCCTTAACTATTACCTTCTTACAGGCTTCCTTGCTACTACCTCTCATCCCTCCCCACTACGCATTGCCTTGCATATTTTTGCTAGATCTGTCTTGCATTGTCTTGCTAGACGTGCTAGTTATCTAGGAACGCCGGAAATGCTGTATGTCGCAGTAGCTGGAACCTGTATTTCAGCCTCAATCACCTCAGTATCTCCCTTTTTTGCCTGAATCCAAAGGACTCTACCCCTCCACCTATAACGCTGTATTTCCAGATTCTTGACATCAGCACTCTTTATTGTGACCCAAAAAGGCCCTTCAATCCATTTTTCCGCGCTATGCTTTTTCCAAGCTAGCCACACGATGGTTGATACTAATAGAGTTATGATCACCGCAACGTGTCGAGATGTTAAAAGCCTCAATCTTACCCTTGCTGTTTCATCTCCCTTTTTAGCAAACCAAGCCGTCACCCCTATCCAGATGGATGCCCAAAGGAGGGTTAAAACCAGAATGTATGTAACCATACTGGGAGCCGATACTAGCAAACTCCTCTTGACAAGCTCTAAATCCTATGCTAGTGGTCGCTTGTCGAAAGAAATTTTGACCGGGATTAGAACACCGATAAACTTACAGAAATTGAACTTTGCCGTTCTGCTTACTTTGGGGGACCCTTCTGTGTCCCGTTCTAACCAAGTGAGTGGGGCGGCTTTTTTTATTCACTGGCGATTAGAACCGCCATCAGAACCACAGAATATGACCAATAGAGTAATTAACGCCAGCCTACCAGATGAGCTGGCAGACATTGTAACGAGAGCTGAGGAAACTCTCGACATTCCGGGCTCAACACTAATCAGATGCCTGATTATAGCGGTAGGCGATAAACTGGAACGAGATGGCCAGTTATCATTTCCCCTCCGACTAGAGGGAGATTTCTCCCCTACTCCCACAGAACCGGAACCGGAACGCACTCGCATAGAGCTAAACGGAGTCTTGTTTAGCGCCTAGCATTCTCACCCATTCCGCGCTTCCCACAAATCCAACTAAGGGGAGCGCGGCAGGGTGAGAATACAACGTGCAACAAGGCCACTCATCGCAATAACCTATTATCTATTATCTAGTTATGAATACCACAGAAAACACCACACCAGCTATCATCCTTACCATCTCTCAAGTGAAGCAACTTCAAAACGAGCTTCGTTCCCAGAAAGCAGAGCTTCGCAAGAAAGCAGAAGCGATGGGCGCACTGGTAGAGACCAGCAAAGACACTGCAACAGGCCATGCCAAGGCGTGGAAGATCACTGTCCCTTCTAACGCGGGGGATGCTGAAAAGAAGCTTATCAAAGGCCTTGCAGCTTCTCACAAAGCCCTTCACGGCCAAGATGAGAACCTGATAGCGTGCTTCAACCTCTTGCAAGACAAGAGCGATCGCATTGCAGCAAAGGCTACCCCTGCCAAGTAACCCGATACACGGCCCACTCTGCCACTATCGGCGGGGTGGGCCGTAATCGGTTTACATGGTGGTCTCGCGATACCATCGCAGACCAGCCTTCCGAATCCTACGGTTGCCTTGCGAAGTCAAGGACTACCGGACACCAGCTCAGAGCCTCCGGGTTGCTGAGTGGCCAGTCGAAACGCTGTTCTTTTCCAACTTGAAGTCTCTCGGAATGCTGCAAAGCATTGCCTTGCCCCATTGCGGGGCGCGACCGCTAGCCGTGCCAGTGTCGCCAGAAGCTTTCTAAAGCTGTCAGGGATGCGCTACAAAGCACGCCACTAGCCTAGCAAATGGGCAATGCTACTCATGTCAGCAAACCACTTCCACCAGCTTGATACGCTGGTCTTATCATCATGTCAGAGATTGCCCCTAGCAAGGGCTTGAGACTGTCAAATGCTCTAAGGCTTAGCATTGCACGGTGGATTCACTAACGGTTCAAGAGAGGCGCAAAAGGGTGGTGCACGCAATACCTTTGAACCTTACCCCGTAGCCAATAATTGAGAGTAGACACTAGAGACAATCGACAGAAACCATAGACGGTAAATCCCTCACCGGATGCTCTATGAATGATCGAAAGTCGTTGCTAGTCCTACTCCTCTAGTTCACAAGTTTTGTGGACGTTTTAACGTGAGGCTATGGCAGAGTAATAGGGGTATTCCCGCCTAGATAAAACAAGTGTCCACGCTAGCGACTCAATCTAATTGAGCACGCCATAACCGTGGTAAAGCGTCAGTCGCGACGCCATAGCATGAACGATGAATCGTGACCTAAAACCGATCGGTGAAGTTCAGTGCTGCGATTGACTGGCGCTATGTTCATAAATATTTCTTTTCAATTGGTTTCCTGTTCCAGGGGGTTTCTAGCTCTCTTGTATTGTTGGGAATTTTCTGGGGTGGGCATCAGCTCATCGCTCAGCATTATTGTTGAGTGGTGAGCTGTAGCCTGTTAGGTGCCAAAACAGGTAACAGCTCATCGTTTCGGCGGTGAGCTGTTCCTGCTTCTCCTCTTCACTATTACCTTCCAGCAATACCTTGCCAGGTTTGGCAATTCGATCAAGAGCTGCAGCACCAGGATGGGAGCACAGCAGATGAACAGGAATATTGGAACGCTTAGTATGGCGAAGAGGTGATTTTCTCCCATGTGAAATTACTACCATCCAGAACTCAATCTAGCAATGTAAGAGTTTTGGATGGTGTTAATACAACGCCATACAAACCAATACGTTATGACAAAGAAAGAATTAGTAGAACTATCAGGTATCAGCGATGAGCTGGACGAATTCGACTACGCTGTTCCTATGAACAGGGATGGAAGTTACCCGTTCAGCAGTGATGCTATTACGGCATATTACAAAGATGGAAGCGTGGAAGTAGTATCCTGTGCCAAGCTTGCCAGGA